ATTTATTGACTTTTTTAACTACGTAGTTTATAATAAGAACAAATGTTTGGAGAATCAATGAGAAAAATTAACTATTTAAATAACAAAGACATATTAGCTGAAATAGCAAAGTCAAAAAATACATTTTGTAGCTATACAGATAAGGAATATGCACAATATGATATAATACTGCCAAGTTTAGATAAAGTAAATATCAGAACTATAGCAGAGGCGAAAAGAAACAAGGCAAAAAGATTAACATTACAAGCATTTGAAAAGGCAAAAAGCGAAGGCAAGAAGGTTAAACAAGCACAATTCGAGGTAGATTACAAAAAAATTGACAAATACGATTTAGTATTCCGTATTATGACATATGATCACGTTCCGGACGAACCAGGACGTAAGAAAAATCCAAAAACCGTTGCTGATACAAAAGTAAAAGTAAATTTTCCACCATTTCAACACTATAAGTTAAATGATCAAGACGAACTTGTTTGTATTGGAAAAAGTCATTGGGAAGGTGGTATGGAGAACGGGTATTTTAACATGGATCACGGACAATCTACTGATAAACTTGCAATGATGTGGATCAAATTGTGTGAAAGATATGCTACTAGAGGAAATGTGCGTGGATATACATATAATGATGAAATGAAGGGTCAAGCAATTCTTCAATTAGCACAAATAGGCTTGCAATTTGACGAATCTAAGTCATCAAACCCATTTGCTTACTATACCGCCGCAGTAACTAATAGTTTTGTAAGGGTTATAAATTTAGAAAAACGTAATCAAAACATTAGAGACGATATTTTAGAAATGAATCACATGAATCCAAGCTATACAAGACAAGCTGCAGGAGAATGGGAAAATCAAATGAAGAGAGAAAAAGAACTTCGAAACAAAAATAGTGCTTGACTTATTTGTGAAAACAAACTATAATATATTAAAGAAAGGTATGTATATTGTTTGATAAAGCTGCGGTGTTCACAGACATTCACTTTGGCTTGAAAGGCAATTCACGAATTCATAACGAAGATTGTGAAACTTTTGTGGATTGGTTTATAGAAAAAGCAAAAGAAAATAATTGTGAAACAGGAATTTTCTGTGGTGATTGGCATCATAATAGATCTAGCCTTAATCTAACCACAATGGATAGTACAATTAGATGCTTAGAAAAACTTGGACAAGCATTCAATAAATTCTATATGTTTGTTGGTAACCATGATTTGTACTACAAAGACAAAAGAGATGTAAGTTCAACTGAGTTTGCTAGACATATTCCGGGAATAACTGTTGTAGATGCGTTTACTGAGATAGAAAATGTAGCACTTGTTCCTTGGTTAGTTGGAGACGAGTGGAAAAAAATACAAAAATGTACTGCAAAATACATGTTTGGTCATTTTGAACTTCCGCATTTTTATATGAATGCAATGGTGCAGATGCCCGAGCATGGAGATTTACGTGCTGAACATTTTGTTAACCAAGAATATGTATTTTCAGGACATTTTCATAAAAGACAAAAACAAGGAAAAATACATTATATAGGAAACGCATTCCCCCATAACTATGCTGATGCTTGGGACGATCAACGTGGAATGATGGTACTCGATAGAGCTAACAATTTAGAGCCTGAGTATATCAACTGGCCAGATTGTCCTAAATATAGAACTACAACTCTTAGCAAATTGCTAGATCCACAAGCAGACATTATAAAGCCAAATATGTACTTGCGTGTTACACTAGATTTGCCAATATCTTACGAAGAAGCACAGTTTATCAAAGAAACTTACATTAATACACACAAATGTAGAGAAATTACACTTATTCCGCAAAAACAAATAGAAGAAATCTCAACAGAACTTGATATAACACAGTTTGAAAGTGTTGATGAAATAGTAGCAAAGGAGATATCAGCAATTGATAGTGACAACTTCAATAAAAAAATGTTGCTTGATATCTATAACGAACTTTAATGATTAAAATAAAAGATTTAACAGTAAAAAATTTTATGAGTGTGGGTAATCAAACCCAAGCAGTTGACTTTAACAAAGAACAGCTTACACTTGTACTTGGAGAAAACTTAGATCAAGGCGGAGACGATGCTGGATCAAGGAACGGCACAGGTAAAACAACAATAATAAATGCATTGTCATATGCATTATACGGAAATGCACTCACAAATATAAAAAGAAATAATCTTATAAACAAAACTAATTCAAAAGGTATGTTAGTTACATTGCATTTTGAAAAGGGCGGTATTGATTATAGGATTGAAAGAGGCCGGTCACCTAACGTTATGAAGTTTTTCATTAATAACGAAGAACAAGAAATGGTGGACGAGAGCCAAGGTGATAGTAGAAAAACACAAGAGTATATTAATACGTTACTTGGTATGAGTCATGACATGTTTAAACATGTTGTTGCACTAAACACATACACAGAACCGTTTTTAAGTATGCGTACAAATGATCAACGTGCAATTATAGAACAACTGTTAGGTATAACTATTCTTTCTGAAAAGGCAGAACTACTAAAAGAACAAATTAAACATACTAAAGATGCTATCACAGAAGAAAATGCAAAAATAAGTGCAATACAAAGTTCAAACGAAAAAATACAGGGCACTATTGAAGGTTTAGAGCGTACACAGAGAGCTTGGATTGCAAAAAAGAATCAAGATATAGGAAAACTAACTGAATCTATAGACGAATTAGAACATTTAGATATTGATGCAGAATTAGATGCACACGAAAAATTACAAAATTGGTCTGAGCTAAACAATGCTATTATGGCTCTTAACAAAGAAAAAAGCACACTAGAGAGTGCATTAATACGTGCAGACAGTTCTGTAGAAAAAGCAGAAAAAGATATCGCAAATTTAGATGATGCTACTTGTTATACATGCGGACAGGCACTACATGATGATAAAAAGATAGAACTTGAATCACGTAAACAAAAAGAACTTGAAGATGCAAAAGCATACCAAACAGAAGTTAATGATAAGCTAACTGATGTAGTAAAAGGACTAGATGATATTGGTGATATCAACGGTAGACCCAATACATTTTATGAAACTGCAAAAGAAGCATACGAACATAGACAGAATGTTGACAGTCTAAAACAGTCATTACAAAATAAAAATGACGAAGTAGATCCTTATAAAGCACAGATTGACGACCTGCAAAATACTGCGATGCAGGAAGTAAGTTGGGAAACTATGAACTCACTTACTGATTTCAAAGAGCATCAAGAGTTTCTGCTAAAACTGTTAACAAATAAAGATTCTTTTATACGTAAAAAGATTATTGATCAAAATTTAGCCTACTTGAATAATAGACTAACATATTATTTAGACAAGTTAGGTTTACCTCATCAAGTTGTATTCTTGAATGATTTAGCTGTTGAAATTACACAGCTTGGACAAGACTTAGACTTTGATAATTTAAGTAGAGGTGAAAGAAACAGACTCATTCTTGGAATGAGTTTTGCTTTCCGCGATGTTTGGGAAAGTTTATATCAAAATATTAATTTATTGTTTATAGACGAACTTATTGATAGCGGAATGGATACCAGTGGTGTTGAAAATTCTCTAGCAGTAATTAAAAAAATGGGCAGAGAAAGGCGTAAAAATGTTTTTCTTATTTCTCACAAAGATGAATTAGTTGGGCGTGTTAACCATGTATTAAAAGTAATTAAAGAAAACGGATTTACTTCTTATGAAAACGATGTTGAGATAGTCGAATGACAATAGAAGATGATACACATGATCTGCTTACAAAAGCATATATGGAGTACTTTAAGGCAAACGAAGCATTTGAAGCAAGAAACAGTGTAAGAACACATGGTGCGGCTAGAAAATGGTTGCGAGAAATACGCACATTATCTAAAAAACGCATGGAAGAAATACACACCAAGCACAAAACCAAAAAAGACCAAGGCAACGAATAGGCAACGGTAAGTATCCATATGCAATGGACTTATCAAGGAAAACCAATAGACGAACTTCCACAAGGCGTTGAAGGGTTTGTATACTTGATAACAAATCTTACAAATAACAAAAAATACGTAGGCAAAAAATTAGCCAAATTTAAAACAACAAAGCCACCACTAAAAGGCAAAAAAAATAAAAGGCGTGGATACAAAGAAAGCGACTGGAAAGATTACTGGGGTTCCTCAGATCATTTACAAGAAGACGTTCTAAAATTAGGTGAAAGCAATTTTACAAGAGAAATTTTACATATGTGTCCAAGCAGAGGCGTAATGAGTTATTTAGAAGCTAAAGAACAATTTGACCGCAGAGTATTAGAGACAGATGATTATTATAACGGAATTATTAATGTGCGAGTCGGAAGTTCTAAAATTCTTAAAGAACATTTAAAGGCAATATAAGGACACTGTTTGATCGAGATAGCTCGATCCGCTTTGAGTTGTAGCTGTAGCTACATCAGATCTAGCGAGTCCATTTATCTGTTGCTCCTAAAAACTCCTTGCAAAGGAACGAAGCTGGAGGTATAATACAGGATACTTGCATATTCTGCAAGTTTTATGTATTAGATGTCGACGTAGGTTGGGAAAGGTCAGAGCCCATGGAGCAAGTAAAACACCTACTTCC